TACATAATCATCATGTTTCTCTTCTTTTGGCATTTCCGTTTTTATAGCTGGTTCTGTCTCAACATATTCTTGTACATTTTCAGATTTTGTAGCTCTGACAAATTCTCTGAATCTTTCTATCTCGGCTTTCTTTCTTTTGTTTTCTGTAAAATATAGGAATGTTAATGTAGCCAAGAATACGATTGCTAAAATTATAGTTTCAAGCATCTTAGTGTTTATTATTAATAAAATAATCAATCCAATCTTTCCTATTATTATTGGTTTTAGAATGACAACTTCTGCAAAGAGAAATTAAATTATCTGGATTACAATTCTTTTTATTATAATCTATGTGATGAACAGATAACGCTTCATCACCCTGTTCTTTATTACATAATTGACAAGTATAATGATCCCTTTCTCTGATACTTCTTTTTAAAGTAACTACCCAATCTACAGAATATTCTTCAAAAGATTTACCACCTTGCCACCAATTACATTTTTCTCCTTTATGACTTTCACTCATTTTTCTTTTAGTTTCATTCGTAAATTTCATTCCTTTAGTATATCCTACATGTCCTTTGTGCGCTTTACTCATTTTTTCCCTAGTTTCTTTTGAACACTTTTTACCTAAATGTGCTATTCTATTTTTGTCTTTTGCGGACTGTGTATGTTTCCATCCACTAGAAAATATTTTACCAATAAGTGATTTTTTTAATTTTTCTATCGTTTCTTTAGAAGATTTTTTACCTTTATTCCATGCTTCTTGTAATCCTTTCTTATTTTTATTCCAAGGTATATTCCCCTTTTTAAATGGCATATTATTTATCTTCTTTTATAACTTTATTTACAATTGCACAACTTGATGTCAAAAGAATACCTGCTGTAGCTACTGAATTAGATATTGCCTTTTTTACAACTCTATAAGGATCTATAACACCCATTTTTAATAAATTACCATATTCTTCTGTCAAAGCATTGTATCCCTTTCCACTTTCTAGTACTTTTTCTACTATTGCTTCTCCAGATTTTCCACTATTTTCTACTATCTTAGTTAATGGTTTCTTTAATGAGTTATATACAATTTCTATTCCAGCTACAAATTCTCTACTATCTCCTCCATCAGGAGCATCTTTAATACATTTTAATAATGCTACTCCACCACCCTCTACAATGCCTTCTTTAATAGCATATCTAGTAGCGTTAAGTGCATCTTCTATTCTATATTTAATTTCGGTTTGTTCTGTTTCACTAGCTCCACCTACATTGATGTTAGCTACTGCTCCAGTTAACTTACCTAATCTTTCATTTAATTTCTTCTTTCCAAATAATTCTTTTTCATTTTTAAGCAAAGCTTTGATTTCTTTGATTCTTAATTTAATATCTCCATTTCCACCTGATACTACAGTGCTTTGTCTTCCTACAACTATATTCTCACAAGTTCCAGCATGTTCTGGTTGTCCGTCTTCAATCTTGAAAGCGTCTTCAATCCCTAGCACAGTTGAACCAGTCAACGCTGCTAGATCATACATCAAATCTCTCTTATATCCACCGAATGATGACATTTCTACAGGAACACAAGTAAATTTACCTTGCATCTTGTTCTGGGCCAAGAATGCTAATGCGCCAGCTTCTATCTTTCTAGCGAACAATACCATCTTAGTGTGTCCCATAATAACCATTTTTTCAATGATTGGTAATATCTGGGCCTGACTATGTAATTCATCAGTACATAATATAATCTTTGGATTGTCAATGTTTACTGTTAATCTTTTACCGTCATTTATAAATACTGGTATAGTGTTATATCCACCGTCTACCTTTGTACCTTTTACATATTCTACTTCTGTCTTATCTGAGTTAGATGTCTTAGCTAATACAGTTCCATCTACTCCTACATTTTCCATAATTTCTAAAATCATCTTGCCTATTTCTTCATCATTATTAGCAGATATAGATGCTACTTGTAATTTCTCTTCGTCAGTCTTAACCTTTTTAACCTGTTTTTCTAATGATTCTAGTATATTCTTTAGAGCGAAGTCCATTCCTCTTTTGATAAGAATTGGATTCATTCCAGTAGTAATATACTTATTTGCCTCTTTTACCATTGATTCTAACAGCACAATCGTGCTTGTTGTTCCATCTCCAGCTTCTCTATTAGTATTCTCAGCTGCTTCACGAGCCATCATGACTCCCATGTTTTCAAATTTGTCTTCTACAAATATATTTCTAGCAACTGTGACACCATCCTTAGTAATAGTTGGAAAAGAACTTTCTTCAAATATCACATTACAACCTCTTGGTCCGAGTGTGGAGCTGACAGCCTTAGCTGTCAACTCTACTCCTTTAATTATTTTTTCTCTGGCTTGTTCGTTGAACAAAACTTCTTTATACATTTTATTTTATTATTTTATTTAATATACTTTTCATTCTTTTTATAATATCTATTTCATGTTCATCTCTGATTTCATTTGTAGGCATTAACCTTGTTCTAAAATCTGTTTTAAATGTTTCAATGAAATAATTAATCTTTTCATCTTTATTCATACATTTTTAATTATTTACAATTACCTTTTTTTAATCCACCCTTTCTGACACTCTTTCTAGGGCTTCTTTTTCTTGGTCCAGTTCCATCTCTATTACTCATATTATTTTTCTATTATTACTTTTATAATCATAGAATATCTTTCCACAAGTTTTACATTTGATTTTAATTTTCATATTATTTCTCAAAATAGTCACAATATCCAATTATGTCGGTGACATCTATAAATGAATACATTTCTCCTTTGAGATTAAGATCCAATATAGCGTATTTACCGAAGATAGCTGTCTTACCTTTATTTTCACCTTCTAGTATTTCACCTGTGATGAGTTTCTTTTCCTCATCATCATTAATAGCAATGTCTGCTTTTACAGAAGTATTCTTATGTTTCTTAATCAATAAGATTCCTTCCTTTACTTCTATTTTCATATTATTTTTTTACGTTTTTCATATCTACAATCTGGATAACTGGTCCACTTGGACTAATTAAAGGTTGTAGTGCTACTTGATACTTTTTTGAAGATATTTCCAAATCTACTTGGAACATCTTTTGTCTTTTTTCTAAATCATTTTCAACTTCCTTAACTTCTTCTTTCTTTGCCTCTACAGGCTTTTTTTCTTCTGTCATACGTTTTGTATTATTTATAAACTTATTTAATATTCATCCCAATCATTCTTTATAATTCTTGGTTTGGATAATCTTCTAATATCTTTCTGTATCTTTGTCAATGGCTTTTCTACTAACTGTGGTGTCTTTGGTCTAGTCATTATCAGATACTTTAGAGAATCAACAGCATGATCGTTCTTTTTAACTGGTTCTTCTGATTTGTTCCTAGAACGTCCCTGAAGCTCTGTATATTCTTTATATCTATAATTCTTTATCTCTCTACATAAATTAGGACATTTATCAGAAAATACGTAAAGATGTGATTTATTATTGTCTATCTGAAAGTATTCTCTTATTCTTGTTATTCCAGAAGTCACATCATTGTGTCCTGGCTCAAAATCCCATCCATTGTCCCAGAATTCCTCTATAATAGAGTATTCTATCTCTTCACCACCTGTTACCTTCTTTGTTCTATTCTTAGCAGTGGTGCTGGGATCTATAACTCTTGTTGAGAATACTTGCATTGCTAATGTTCTTTTATCCTGAATACTCATTGCGCGCATCTCAGATGATGTCTTTCCCATATGTACCGCAAATTTTTCAAACATTTCTCTAGAACTCTTTGATGGTATATTCGGCACGTAATATTCATCAATAATATATAGTTTCTTATCTCTGGTCCATACTGCTACTAAACCAGCTGTCGGGTTTCTTTGTCCGAAATCTACTGATATTAGCAATTCATATGGTTCTTGTATCTTGAAGGACTTTATAAAGTGATGAGCATCATTGAAATCACAATATTCTGGTCCATATATTAAACTACCTGATTTGGTAGTAGAATCTATCTCGTATTCTTTCATCCATTTAGCTTTAGGAAAACCTTTCCTTTCTCTTTCATACCATTCTTTACCATCTCTATCTGGATCTTTTTCATTATCAGCTGTGTAGTGAACCATGGCCACAGTAAATCCATTCTCTTCATTTTCCCAGAGTTTAAATCCTTTAATCTTCTCTGGCTTTTGTAAATCTTTATATTGCATATTTTTATACTTCTACTAAGTCATACACCATATCATCAAAGAAAGTATTATCTTCAGCAGTACTTACTCCAGTGAATTTACCCATAGATGATAGCGTTGGCTTTGCTGCTGTATAAGCAGCGCTTGATTCTGGTTGAAAAGCCATCTCATCTTCAAATATCCCACTAGCTGTATAACTTCTGATAATATCTCCTCCTTCTGGAATACCACGTATTTCGGAATAAATTTGAGGAAATGTCAACTTACCTTGCGTATGCTGTCCTCCATGTTGAGGATTACATATTAAATCTTTGAACTGACCACCTTCATAGTATCTCTTTAGAAACTTAGGTTCATGGTCGTATATAAATT